CAAAGCATCAGGTTTGACGCGCAACGCTGGTCGGTAGATGAAGCAATGGCGTGGCTAGATGAACACGATTTTGAGCCGATTTTGTTTGAACCGGCGATTGAAGAAAGGGCTGAACCTATGGATGAGCAAAAGCCAGTTGAAATGATCGAAGAACGGTTTGACCGTGGCGAGTTAGTTTTCCGCGCGGCGGCGACTGAAATGGTTGATGAAGATGACCGGCGCGTGCGTATGTCGATCAGTAGTGAAGAACCGGTTGAACGGTCTTTTGGTTTAGAGGTGCTAGGTCACGAAGAAGGTAATATTGATTTATCACGTTTGAACAGTGGTGCGGCAAATCTTTTGCTTGACCACGATCAAACCAAAGTAATTGGCGTAATTGAACGCACTTACTTAGACAAAGGTGAACGCAAATTGCGGGCGGTTGTTCGCTTCTCGCGTAGCGCGTTGGCCGAAGAAGTGTATCAAGACGTCAAGGATGGCATCCGAAGCAATGTCAGCATCGGTTATGCAATCCGCAAAATGGAAGACAAGAGGGCTGACGGGACGGTCAGAATTTCATCTTGGTTGCCATACGAAGCTAGTATTGTGGCGGTGCCAGCGGATAGAAACGTTGGCGTGAACCGCAATGCTGAATTTGTTGAACCTGTGATTAAAGAAAAGGAGACACCAAAAATGTCTGACGTAAATCACGATGAAATCCGCGAAGCCGCCGCTGAAGCCGCCAAGCGTGATTTCCAAAAGAATGCCAGCGAGATCATCAATCTTGCTGTTAAGCACAACCGCCGCGATTTGGCTGACAAAGCCATTGGCGAAGGTCAAACTGTAGCGCAATTCCGCGCAGTATTGCTGGACGCCATTGGCGAAGGCAAGCCACTAGAGCAGTCAGCCGGTGCGGTTGATATGTCAGCTAAAGAACAGCGTGACTATTCATTTATGAAAGCTGTTCGCGGTCTGGTAAATGGTTCGGGTCTGAAAGGTTTGGAAGCTGAAGTTTCTGACGAAATCGCGAAGCGGTCTGGTCGTGAAGCACGCGGTTTCTATGCGCCAGATAGCTTCTGGGGCGGTCGGCGTGACTTGACTGTTGGCACAGCAACAGCCGGTGGCCACTTGGTCGGCACTGATCATCTTGGCGATCAGTTTGTTGACGCACTACGCGCACGCTTGGTGTTCAATGAACTTGGCGCACGCTTTATGACTGGTCTGCGTGGGGATGTGGCTATTCCAAAGCTGGCAACTGGCGTATCTGCTGGTTTCGTTGCTGAGAATGGCGCAACATCTGAAGTGAACGCTGTATTCAGCCAGATCACAATGTCACCAAAGTCACTTGGCGCATTCACAGACGTATCACGTCTGCTGATGATCCAGTCTGACCCATCAGTTGAGCAAATCGTTCGTGACGATCTGTTGAACGCGATTGCACAAAAAGTTGAAGATGTTGCCATCGAGGGTGGCGGGTCTAATGAGCCATCAGGCATCATCGACACTGCTGGCATCGGTTCAGTAGCTATCGGCACCAACGGTGGCGCGATTGCTTGGGACGACATCGTTAACTTGGTCAAAGAAGTTGAAGTTGACAACGCCGCGATCAATGGCAACACACTTGCCTATCTGACAAACCCGAAAGTGAAATCTTTGATGGCATCAACATCAAAGGTCGCTTCAACAGATAGCGTAATGTTGCTGGATGCACCTTGGAACAGCCTGTATGGATACAATTTGGCAGTGACCAACAACGTACCATCAGATCTGACCAAAGGCACATTGACCACAGCGTCAGCTATGATCTTCGGTGATTTCTCACAGTTGATGATGGGCTTCTTCTCAACACCAGACGTGTTGGTAGATCCATACACAGCCGGTTCAACCGGCGCAGTACGCATCCGCGTAATGCAAGAACTGGACATTGCTGTTCGTCACGCGCAATCATTCGCCGCGTGCTTGGACATCGATGCCTAAATCACAAGCGGGGCGGCTTCGGTCGCCCCGTCTTACCCATAGGGGATTTTGATGAAAATCAAGTGCAAAAGAAATATCGTGATAAAAGGCGTGGCACACGTTATCGGTGATATTGTTGAGGTGTCAGAAAGTATGGGTCTTGATCTGGTCAACACTGGCCGCGTTGAGGTTTACGAAGAAAAGATTGGCATCACTGATCGCGCTGTTGGTCTGACAAAAAAATCAGCCGCCAGCCTAGTCAAACGGAACACAAAGAAAAATGCCAAATAGATATATTAAAATTACAACGATCAAAGACTGCCAAGCCGGTAGCGTAGGGATTATGCTGGCCGGTGAAGATCACGATGTGCGCGAAGATGAAGCGCAAAAGCTGATTGATCGTGGTTATGCAAAGTTATGGTCTGACAAGTCAGCTAAAGTTGCCAAAGTATCTGAAGTGGACGATGAATAATGGCGGTCGAAAGCGCAAATGATCGTGCCATATTTGTTGGCATTGATGATTTTGGCGTTGCCGCGACCTATAATGCGGCCACAGTAAATGGCATTTTTGACAATGAATTTGTCGAGGTGGATGCTGGTGGCGGCGTTGGGTTTGCATTGCAACAGCCACGTTTTGTTTGCCGCACCGCAGACGTATCAGCCGCCGCTGAAGGCGATACAATCACGATCAATGCAACTGGTTACACGATCCGCATCGTACAGGATGACGGCACTGGTATGACCACACTGGTATTGGAAAAGCAATGAGCCACGTTAGACAGCAAATACGCGATGATATCGTGACCACGCTGACTGGTTTGGCAACAACGGGCAGTAATGTATTCCGAAGCCGGATATTTCCGCTGGAACAAACAAATCTGCCAGCGTTGGTGATATATTCAAAGAGCGAGACAAGCGAATATGATACAATCGGCTTGCCACGTTCGGTAAATAGAGTTTTAGACGTAGCTGTTGAAGCATACGTCAAAGGCGTGTCGAATTATGACAACACGCTAGACACGATTGCGGTTGAGGTTGAAGAAGCCATTGCCGCTGATGTAACGCTTGGTGGTCTGGCTAAAGACGCACAGATCACTGCGTTTGAAGCTGATTTTGCGGGTGATGGCGAACAGCCGGTAGCCGTTGGTCGCTTCACCATAACGGTCGAATATCGCACCGTTGAAAATGACGTTGAAACTGCCGCTTAAGGAGACAAACCAATGGCAACATTCAAAGGAAATGACGGTGTCGTCTTGATCGGCACTGACGCAATGGCTGAAGTAATCAGCTTTTCTGTAGATGAAACCGCAGATACCATTGAAGATACAGCAATGGGTGATACTGCTAAATCATACAAAGCATCATTCACCGATTTCAGCGGAACCGTTGAAACATATTTTGATGACACCGATACCGCACAAAACAACTGCACAGCAGGTTCAAGCATCACATTGAACTTGCAGATGGAAGGTAACACATCTGGCGATCACAAGCTGACTGGTTCAGCTATTGTAACCAGCCGGTCAATCGGTGTAACATCTGACGGTATCGTGACCGCAACTTACAGCTTCCAAGGCACCGGCGGTCTGACTGAAACAACCGTATCATAGGGGTAAATAATGGGCTTGGGAGAACAGATCGCGGCGCGGCGTGCGTTGCAACGTAAACAAATCGAGGTTGTTGAGTGGGGCGAAGAAGATCAGCCGTTGATTATATACTGTGGCCCCATTACCGCTGGAGACATCGACAAGCTACAGAGAAAGCATAAAGATTTTCTCAATAATATGACGATCACGGGTATGATTGATCTGATTATTGCAAAAGCTGAAGATGCCGATGGCAAGCGTCTATTCACGCTAGAAGATAAGATGTATCTTATGAAAGAAAGCGTGACGCTGATCAGTGACATTGCTGGCAAAATGTTTGGCGATGTTGACACAGTTGAGGATGCTGAAAAAAACTAAAGCAAGATCCGCTTCGGCTAAATATGATGGCCTTGGCGGATCGTTTGCACAAAACACAAGGCGAGATTGAAGAATTAACGCTGAGTGAATTAAACGAATGGTTCGCGTATTATAAGGTGATAGAAGATGGCCGATCAAAACCTTAGATTTACCATATCGGCTGTTGATAAAACACGCGCGGCATTTGGCGCGGTTGCTTCTGGATTGAGCCGCGTTAAAAACTCAATAATGAGCGTGCAAGGCGCACTGGTGGCACTTGGCGCGGGTGCCGGTCTGAAAATTATGGCCGGTCAAATAGACGATCTGGCCAAGGCGTCAAGCCGTCTTGGTATGACGGTCAACGAACTGCAATCATTACAATTTGCCGCCGGTCAAACAGGTGCGTCAGCCGAAGAATTAGAAAAGGGTCTGACACGCTTCAATCGGTCTATATCTGAGGCTAGTACCGGCATCGGCACTGGCCTGCGGTCGTTCAAGGCGTTGGGCATTGAAGTGATGGACGCGGCTGGCAATCTGCGACCGACAAATGATTTGCTGAACCAAGTGGCAGATCGCCTGACATTGATCGAAAGCCCCGCAGATCGCGTGCGTATTGCGTTTGATTTGTTTGGCCGGTCTGGTGTCAACTTGATCAATACATTGCAAGGCGGCAGTGGAGAAATGAACAAGTTGCGCGAAGAATTTAATCAATTTACGTTGGAACTAAGCGAAGAAAACGCGAAAGCCACAGAAAACGCTAATGATCGATTTGCGCGTATTGGTGAAACATTTGCCAGTATGGGTCGCATCATTACGTCTAAGGTTTTGCCAGTCTTGGCCAGCATAGCAGAATTTTTGACAGTGAAGCTGTTGACTGCGTTTGCAAACACTATCGCTGGTTTCCGGAATATGATTAACGCGCTGATCGATGGCTTCAATACGGTTGCCCGTAAATCAAATGGTATGCTTGAAGAAATGGATAGAAGCACGTTTGGCGAACAGTTTGAAGCTAAACTGCGCGGCTTGGCAGACGCATACGAAGCACTTGATGAAGCTGGTCAGACAACCGCAAAAGAAACAATGCCAAAAGTTGTTGTGTCACTTGATGATGTGGCTGTTGGTTTTGAACGTGTTAAAGAAGAAGCCGAAAAAACAAAAGAGGCTATCAGCGGCGTGACAATATTAACGCACGAAAGCACTAGCGGTTTGCAGAATTATGCAGCGGCTGCGCGTGATACCGGCAAACAGCTTGATGACATAGCTGTGCGTGGCTTGAACAAATTGGAAGATGGTTTATTAGGCGTGATGCAAGGCACAATGTCAGCCAAAGATGCGTTCAAATCGATGGCACAAAGCATCATTAGCGATCTGATGCGTATGGCTATCCAACAACAGATCACGGGTCGCATAGCTGGCTTTTTGGGCGGTCTTGGCGGTGGTGGTGGTTACAGCACAGTAGGTGCAGGCGCAAACACATATATACCGGCAGGCTTGGCATCTGGCGGCCCCGCAATGCGTAACACGCCATATATTGTGGGTGAAAAAGGGCCAGAATTGTTTGTGCCACGCGGTAGCGGTACTGTCGTGCCAAATGACAAGCTGGGCGGCGGCGGTGTAGTCGTCAATCAGACAATTAATCTGACAACGGGAATATCGCAAACAGTACGCGCTGAAGTGACCAATATGTTGCCGCAAATCAAAGAAGCCGCAAAAGGTGCGGTATTGGATGCGCGGCGGCGTGGTGGGTCATTTGGTTCAGCGTTTGGGGGTTAATTATGGCCATCACCTACCCGCTAACATTTCCGACACATACCGGCATCTTTTCAGTGAACCTGATAGCGCGTAATGTTGTCGGCATTACCACGTCACCATTCACGTTTTCACAGCAAAAATTTGAATATCAGGGCAAACGCTGGGAAGCTGACATTGCATTGCCGCCAATGAAACGCGAAGATGCCGAACAATGGATCACGTTTTTTATGAAACTGTATGGGCCGGTCGGCACGTTTTTGCTTGGCGATCCAAATGCCGCTACACCGCGCGGCAGTGCGGCTACAACGGCTGGCACGCCGGTCGTCAACGGTGCAAGCCAAACAGGTGACGAACTGGACATAGACGGGCTTCCAGCGTCAGCCACGGGCTATCTAAAGGCGGGTGACTATATACAGCTTGGCACCGGTACATCGTCACAGCTTTACAAAGTGCTTGATGATGTAGATAGCAACGCATCTGGCGAAGCAACTTTGCAGATATGGCCAGATTTACGGTCGTCACCGGCAGACGATGCAACGGTTGTTGTGTCAGGCGCAAAAGGTTTGTTTCAGCTATCAACGCCAACTACAAATTGGACAATCGATAACGCCGGTTTTTATTCAATGGCATTTGGCGCGGTTGAAACCCTATGACCAGATCACTTGGCAGTAATTTTGACGCGGCACTAACGGCTGATGTTATCAGGCCGTTTTTTGCTGTTGATCTTGATTTTGATGATGGCAATTTGCGAGTTTGGACGGGTTACGGTGATCTGACGATTGGCGGCGAAACCTATCTTGGCGGTGCTGACATTATGAGCATCGGCGAATTTGAGGAAACTGGAGAGATCCGCGCAAACGGTATATCAATAGGCTTCACAGGTCTGCCATCGTCAATTATATCACCGGCTTTAAACCAAAATTATCAAGGCCGCACAATGACGGTTTATTTTGGCACTTTGGACGCATCTGGGGCTATTATAGACACGCCATATGTTGCATTTCGTGGCCAGATGGATGTGATGAACATATCTGAAAGCGGCGACAGCGCACAGATAACGATAAATGGCGAAAGCCGATTGATCGATCTGGATGTGCCACGGGTGCGGCGGTATACTAGCGAAGATCAGAAAATAGATTTTCCGAATGATAGGGGTTTGGAATACATTGCTGATCTGCAAGACAAAGAAATAGTTTGGGGCGGCTAGTATGGGTTGGGTAAACGATTTTTTTGATGGCTTCAAAGAAGCTATAAAAGACCCTGTAACGCTAATTATTGCCGCCACGTATGCTTTCACCGGCAACTGGGCAATGGCCGCGACCACTATTGCTTTGTCAAGTGCCGGTTATGCAATGGCCGCGCGGCAAGATTTGCCTGATTACAGCAGTTTTGCAACCGAAGGTGCGAACCGCACCCAAATGATTAAACAGCCAACGGTGCCACGGCGTTTTGTTTATGGCGAAACGCGCGTTTCTGGCGTGCTTGGTTATGTGCAATCAACAGATGACAATAAATTTTTGCATATGGTTATTTTGTTGTGTTCGCACGAAATCGATAGCTATCAAAAAATATTTTGCAATGATTTAGAATTGACGCTGGATGGCAATGGTTTATGTACTGCGCCTGATCAATATGCCGGTTTAGTGCGCGTTGAAACTGCGCTTGGCACAGATGCACAAGCCGCTAACGCAAATCTGATCACTGAAAGCGGCGGTGACTGGACAAGTGACCATAAACTAAGCGGCATTGCATATATGTATGTGCGGCTGGAATACGACCGTGATGCTTTCCCGTCTGGCTTGCCTAATTTCAGCGCGTTAGTGCGGGGCAAAAAGCTGTATGACCCGCGCACATCCACAACTGGATTTAGTAGCAATCCTGCGCTTGCAATACGCGATTATTTGACAAACACCAAATATGGCTTTGCGGCAGACACGACAGAAATCAATGACACAGCATTCAATGCCGCCGCAAACGCTTGTGATGAAAGTGTTGCGCTTGATGCGACTATATCTGGTGGCGGTACAGAAAACCGCTATGAAATCCACGGCACGTTTACAACAGAAAACGCGCCAAAGCGTATATTGGAAGAAATGATCACAAGTTGTGGCGGTTTATTGTCTTATAGCAACGGCAAATTTTCAATCAAAGTGGCAGAATATAGCACGCCAACTATCACGCTCGATGAAAACGATCTGGTCAGCCCAATCACTTTGCAAACCAAACAATCAAAGCGTGATAATTATAACGCTATTAAAGGGATATTTGCGCCGCCAGAAACCAATTATATCGTTACAGATTATCCAGCTTTAACTAGCACGACATTTGAAACTGAAGATGGCGGCACGCGGCGTTTCTTAGATTACGATTTGCCATATACAACGTCATCACCGATGGCACAGCGATTAGCCAAAATCGCATTATACCGCAACCGGCAACAGATTATGCTGCAAGGCAATTTCGGTATGAAAGCGTTTGATCTGCAAGTTGGCGACAATGTGTATGTGACAAATAGCCGGTTAGGATTTTCAAGCAAGGTTTTTGAGGTGGCAGAATGGGCGTTAGTCACATCAGCGGATGATGCTGGCAACCCATCGTTAAGCGTTGCACTGTCATTACGCGAAACAAACAGCGCGGTATATGACTGGAATGCAGATGAAAAAGCATTTACACAAGACAACACAACACTGCCAGACCCGTTTACGCTGACATCACCAACCGTCTTGACAGATGAAGGTGTTGTCACAGTCAATCAACAGCCGGTCGCAACCATTGAGGTGTCAGCTAGTAGCACAAACCCGCAGGTCATTCAATTTTATGCAGAATACAAGCGAAGCACTGATACTGATTATATAACGCTTGGATATTCTGATAGTGGGTTTTTCACAATACCAAATGTCATCACAGATGTGATATATGACATCCGCGTGCGGTCATATGGTGCAAACGCCAGATCGCCTTTTGTCGATGTGCAACATACTGTCACCGGCAAAGCAACATTGCCATCTGATGTGACAAATTTCAGCGTGAATATCGTTGGCCAACAGGCTGATTTAAGCTGGACACCAACAACAGATGCGGATCTGTCGCATTACATCATCCGGCATTCACCGCTGACAACAGGCGCAGTTTTTAACAACACTCGTTTGATTGCAAAAAAAGTGTCACGACCAGCAAATACTGTGACGGTGCCAGCTTTGACCGGCACATATTTCATTAAAGCTGTTGATAAATTTGATAACGCATCTGCAAATGCTGACAGTAGCGTTGCGCTTGTCGATGACATACAAGGTTTCAACTTTGTTGATGAAGTGGTTGAGCAGACCGCATTTAGCGGATCAAAGACAAATGTAGTTGTGATTGATGACAAATTGCAGTTAGACACATCAAATCTGTTTGATAGTGTCGCCGGTGATTTTGACGATGCTACCGGTTTGTTTGATGGCGGCGGTGGTTTGATCGTTTCGTCAGGTACATATGATTTTGCAAATTATTTGGATTTAGGCGCAACATATACATCAACGGTTAAAACAAATCTGAAGGTGACACAACTGTCACAACACACCGGAACTGTAACAAACGGCGCGACAGATGTTGATTTATTTGTTAGCACGACAACAGATGACCCTGCTGGATCACCAACTTGGACGGCATACCGACAGTTTATTGTCGGCAGTTATACTGCACGCGCTTTGCGGTTTAGGGCAGAGTTGACAACAACCCAAAGCGATGAAACGCCAGCTATCGAAGAATTAGAAGCACAAGTTGAATTGCCAACACGCACGCAAAGCGACAATGATATACAGTCTGGCACTGGCGCGAAAGCGGTGACATTTTCTGCGCCATTTAATACATTGTTGGCGGTGTCTATATCGGTCGGGGATATGCAAAGCGGCGACTATTATGCTATAACAAGTAAATCAGCCACCGGCTTCACTATCAATTTCTATGATAGCAGTAATACAGGTGTTGATCGGCTGTTCGATTACGTTGCAACGGGGTTTTAAATGGCACAGCACGACTATACTATTGCGAACCAGACGTTTCCAAACACGCGCACTGATATAAACAATGCGCTGTCAGCAATCGTCAGTCAAAACAGTGGCGCATCTGCGCCATCGACCACATACGCATATCAACTATGGTATGACACAACAAATAACAAGCTGAAGCAACGAAATGCGGATGATGACGCTTGGATTGATCTTTTTGATGTTGATCAAGTCGCAGACACGGCCACGCCATCAACAGGGGGTGCCGGTGGCGGCGGGCTTTTAAAAACAGCTATATCCAGAATTGATACGGTTCAGAGTGTTGCTTCAACCACTCAGGCAGAACTAGCAGATTTTGGTTCTTTCACACCTTCACTAACAACCAGCACTATTTACATAACAGGTAATGCACTTATAGGTGGGCCAGTAACCCAGTATTTTGGTTACAAGTGGGTTGTTGATGGAGTTGATTACCTAAATGGCACATTATCATCCAATGCGACTGCTGGTTATTATATAACAAACGGTTATCAAATGAGAGTTGCCCCATTAACAACTAGTATTTCTAATACAGATGGTTCTGCAATAACAGTATCATTACACGCACGAAGCAATTCTGGTACTGTTTATCTAAACCGAAGCACAAACCAAACTAATGCAGATAATGCTTCACAGGGTATATCTGAGATTATGTTTTTAGAAGTATCGGTGTAAACAATGCAACACGAAGCAATATACTCACTATATTCAAATGTAGTTAAAATTAACGGTATCGGTGCTGATGCTATTGCGAAAGATGCTGATGGCAACATTGTATCTTGGGATGCCTCTGCGGTTGCAACTAAAGAAGCCGAGTTGCTCGCGGCTTACAAACTGGATGAATTACGCACAGAGCGTAATCGCTTGCTTGCCGAAACAGATTATCTTGCTTTATCAGATCAAACGCTAACAAGCGATATGTCTGTTTATCGTCAATCATTGCGTGATATTACTAATAATTATTCATCATTAGATGATGTTGTTTGGCCGGTTAAACCATAGGTGATTTATGGACAACGATACCCAAATTGACGTTGCGACAATAGTCACCGGCATAACCGCGCCATTATGGGTCGAAGCACTTGAACACTGGTTTGGTATGGTCGCCGCGTTTGGTGCTATGGTGCTGGTATTCTGGCGGCTTTATCGTATGAGCAAAGTAAAATGATCGGCGTACCTTATATAGATATGATCCAGACTGTTTTGCTGATGATTATCATTTATCAGCTTAAAGACTGATGATCGAATTTTTGCTGGTCGTCTATATGGGGGCTGGCATTATCAGCCAGACGCAAACATTTGCGGATGTTGATCGCTGTTTATACATTGCCAATCGTTTAAATAACCAGCCAGCCATATCGTCTGTTGACGGCAAACGTGTTAAAATGAAAGCGATTTGCAAGCCGGTCAGCAGGTGATGATATGGATCCCCTAACATTATTGGGCATAGCAACCACCAGCTATTCGGTGCTGAAAAAAGGTATTGCCGCCGGTCGAGAAATTGAAAGTATGGCTGGCGATCTTGGTCGCTGGATGGGTGCCATACAAAACATCAAAACACATCACGCCACAGCTAAATCACGCCGCTTCGGATCGGTTGAAGAAGAAGCGTTGGAAAGTTTCGCTTGCCTTAAAAAAGCCGAACAGATGGAAAACGAATTGCGTAATTTTGTAATTGGGCATTATGGAATGAATGCGTGGCAACAGATCATCCGGCTACAGGGCGAAATTAGAAAGCGGCGCAAAGAAGAAGAAGCCGCTCGGCAACAGTTTATAGATGATTTAATTATTTGGGGGTTGATTGCTGGCTGTATTGCACTGACACTAGGCGGTATCTTATGGGTAATTATGGCGATGTAATTGTCTGTCATTTTAGGCTTAATTGGTGAGCATATTGCCGCCGCTACCATATTGTCACTTGGGTGGCGAGTGTCTATGTGTCAGCAAAATTCGATAGATCTTTTGGCGTTTGATAATGACACCTTTTTACGCATTCAATGCAAGGCTTCGAACCCATATTTATCTAAAGGTCGTAGACAGCCGTCTTGCCATTTTCAGCTTGGTCTGGGCGGTCAGAAACGCCGCGCAACGCTTGAGGATTACGATATTGTCGCTCTGGTTAAGCCCGACACAAGATGCTGTCTGTTTATGCCCGTCACATCGGTGTTACAATACAAAACCAAACGGGTGTCACCGACACGGTTTACGGCTGAAAACGAAGCTGATAGCTGGCATAAATCGGTTGATGTCATTATGGAAATGAGGCGGTTGAATGGACTGGTCAAAATATCCTAATTTTAACGAACAGGAATTTGCTTGCAGTGAAACCGGCGAATGCAATATGTCGGCGGCATTTATGGCTAAACTGCAAGAACTGCGTGATGTGTATGGCCAGCCGATGACCGTCACCAGCGGCTACAGAAGCCCGAAGCACAGCATCGAAGCCAGCAAGCCGACCGGCAAACTGTCAGTCCATACGCGCGGCTGTGCGGTCGATATAGCGTGCAACGGGCAACAGGCGCACGAACTGATGCGGCTGGCTTTCCAGATGGGATTTACCGGCATTGGCGTAGCGCAAAAAGGCAGTGCAAGGTTTTTGCATTTAGACACGTTTGTCGGCGCACCGCGCCCAAATGTTTGGAGTTATTGATATGATACAAGCATTATTGCCAATGTTACAGCCAGCGATCAGCAAAGCTTTGGATATGATACCAGACCCTGCCGCTAAAGAAAAAGCGCGGCAACAGATGGAAAATGAAATACAAAAAGCAGAAAGCAGTTTTCGTGATTTTGTAGTTGCATATGAAGGGCGCGGCGATCAGGTTCATTGGTCAATACAAATTTTGCGCGGGTCTGTAAGACCGGTTATCACTTATGTTCTAGCTGGTGCGTTTATTTATGGGTTTTTGTCCAGAAATGTTGACAATGATGCAATGGAAATGCTTTGGCAGTTAAATCTGTTGTCATTGGGTTTTTGGTATGGCGAACGCGCTTTGAAAAATCTTGGCTTAGATATGAGCAAGAAAAAGGGCAGTTAATCCTGCCCTCTTTTTATACGTTCGATTAGCAACGCTTTTGGCGTGGTTGCTGTATTGCGCCGAACTAGCCGGTCAAGTGGCGGGGTTGCTTTCGGGATTTCCAAAGCGGCTTTGATTTCCTCTTTGGTCGGCACTTTTAAGATAAACGCCACACCCGCCAACCCTCTGGCACGCGCCTTGTGGCATATTTAATTTTTCGATAACGCATTGCATCTCGCAATCGTTCTATTTTTCCGCGATTGTCGCAAAGCACACTATCACCGACATCCATCTTATCAATTATTGGATGTTTATGCCTTGGTTTTGGCACTGGTATGTTTTTGTCGATTTTCATTTATGATACCTAATCTTTCATTGAAACAGTTGACGTGCAAAACCTGTTTGCTACCGTCACACACATAATCGTGGCCATTTAGATCCACGTTTTTTTCACACCAGATGCAACGCTCTAGGCGCGGCATCCGGCGTGTTGGTTTTGATCTAGAACGGAATCGCATCATCGACAGCTTGTGCCAATGTTACGGGCTGACCCTGCGGCTGGCTTTGCGCTGGCTGTGGGTCGCTGATAGATGCTGACATATATTTGTTGCCAGATTTGCTTTCGCGTATCCACAATGCTATGCGCTTTT